ATAACTGGCAGAATTATATTTTTTTAGATCAACAATCTTGTTTGTAGCTTTTGGTTTGAAAATATAAACAAATGGTTGTTCGCCAGCAAATGGAACATCCAAAGTTTTATCAACAGGATTTTTGTGTTTTTTCCAGATTTCTTTCAGAGGATATGAATAAATACCATTTGGTGTATTATATTCTGAATTCGGATTTATTCCAATCTTAAACCCTTCTGCACTTTTACTCATTGAACCTACATCAGCAACATATGTAATATAAACATCACTATCATTAGCTAATGGTTCCAATTTGTCATAAAGAGGAATTTTGGGATTTAATTCTTTTCCTGTTTTCTTTGAAATAGGATTTCTTCTTGCTTCATCTAAAAAGTTACGAAATGTTTTCATCTTTACGATCCCCATATTGGCAATTTTTGTATAATGAATCCTAGAACAATGGAACCACCAATTATCAACCATCTCCATTTTTCTAAAACTCCTACACGATTTGAAATTTCAGTATGAAGTTTTCTAAATTCTTCATTTGTCTTCTTACTATGCTCATCCATTGCATTGACAATTCTTCTTTCAGTTTCAGCAATATGTTGAAAAGTTTCTTTTGAATTAGTAGTAATTCGGGAGTGTAATTCTTGGATATTTTCTTGCAATTTCTTTTCCTGATGATCAAGGTTATCTTCTTGCCTTGCAAGTTTCTCTTCGTGTACTGCCATGATTGTGTGTAATGATTGTGAAACATCAGCAATTTTTTCTATTGCTGAATCTAGTCTTCGATGAATTTCTTTTAAATCGTCTACATCTTTTTTAAGAATTGCTACATCCGTTTCAAGACTCATTTCTCAATAGTTCCTTTTGCTGATTCTTCATAGTATTCTATGATTTCTTTTTGTTGTAATATGTATCTGCGAATATCTGATACATTTAAAGATAAGTTTTCATAATCTTTTGGTGTCAAGGCAAAGAATACAATCACACCATTTTGTTCTTTTTTCAGTTCATCAAAAAAAGAATCAATGGTTTCGTCAGTGACAACATACCATTCAAGACCATTCATCTTCAGTGGTTTAGGTCTTGCCTGAATAGGAATTTTTTTATCAATATATTTAGTTTCTACAATAATCTTGGGTGGGGGAGGTTCAGGAGATGAAAAGAATGAACAACTACTAAGGAGTGGTAGGGACAGCAGTAATATCTTCCAGTTCTTTGAAAATTTTAGTTGTGGCATCATTCACTCTTTTTTCTATAAGACCTGGTTTTGCTGTTGAAAGTTTTGTTAAATTATGTTCATTAAGTTTTTGTTGAAGATCATCTTGATATTTTTCAGCTTCTTGTAAATCTTTTTGTAACTTTTCTTGAAGAAGCTGCATTTGTTCAGATTCTTCTCTCATTCTATCAATTGCTTCATTTGTTACTTTAACAGCATTCTCGTATGCTGTGATGTTCTTTTGTAATTGTATTATGGTTTCTTGTGAATCTTTAAAATAAGAATAACCTCCATACAATACTGTTCCAAGTATACCCAATACAATCACTGTTGCATAAAGTTTAATCATATTTCTTTTTGTGATTCTTTACAATATTCAATACTCTTCTTGGTTGTGTTTCTTCTATTTCTTTCTTTTTGTTTTTCTTTTGAACAATAACTGTATCTACAGGTTCATCGTCATTTAATGATGCAATTGGTTTATATGTATCTACTGGGACGTATGATGATGCCATTATTCGTTATCCACTAAAATGATGTCAAATGTTGTTGATATTTCTGAACCTGTTGAACATAATGCTCTTGCTTCTATATCTGACTTTTCTAAAAATTTAATAGGAATATTATAATCTCTTGTAAAATGTCCTCCTGGAACACACATTACATCTAGTGTTCTAAAAGAACCATCATTAAAAGGTTTAAATGCTAACCATGCTGTACATTGGTCATTATATGCTCCAACACCAACATTCCATTGTGTCATGTATCCTGTTTTTCCTGCTGGTATGGTATAAAATCCAGAGAAAGATTGACCTGTTCCATATACTGTTCCGCCACCCAAAGTATCAATAGTAGTAACAACTGTTCCTAAACTGGCAGCATTTGATATTGATAAAGTTCCTACATTCGTACCAGTTGAACCAGATGTAACAACAAATGCACGAAACACTCTTAAAAATTGTACAGCACTTGGTGCACCACCTACAACAATGGTATCTTCTACGGCAGCATAATTTGCATCTAATCCTTGAACGGTAACAGTTCTTGCACCAATTGCTGTTGCACCATCACTTCCACTTGAACTATAACAATAAACAATGGAAGGAGAAGAAAGATAAGAATAAACTCCACCACCTCCCCAAATGGTTTCTGGAGCACCACCAATTGAAGGATTTCTTCCAAATTTATGAATAACAGAATATCCTTCTAAATTTCCAGCTGCAATCACAACATTTGATGCTGCACCAAATGTGTTGATAATGTTTCCATCTTCATCGCTAATCATCACCACTTCATGATTTGTGGTTTGTTGCGGAAGATAAGCCTGTGAGTGTTTACTCCATTGTGCCATATTATTCTTTCTTTGATGCTCGCTTCTCTCGTGCAAGCATGATTCGTTTTACTAACTCTTTTACAATTTTTGTACGACCATCATATGTCATATCTTTTTTCTTTTTCTTACGAATATCAAGAGGGACATCAGGATTTGCAATTGCTGGTCCAGTTGAATTAGTTGGTGCTTCTTCTTTTTGAATTCCTGTTTCTTTATAATATTTGTCCATTAATTCTGAAAAAGTAATCATTGGATTATCCTATATCATCTATTGTGATGTATATTGTTTTGTTGGTAGGAATGTGAATGGCAGGATACACATCAATACCAAGAACAGTATCAGTTGGTTCTGTTCCTTCAGGAATAAGAATTTCATCACCAATCTTTGCATATGTTTCTAAATCGGATAACAAAGTTTCGGTCTCAAGAGTATATTTACCTTGTAGCACTTCATATTCCTCTTTGATTATGTTTGAAAGTAATTCTGGATTCTTTATCAATTCTTCCATAAAATACTTTTCAATGTTACGAAATTCTGTCTCTTCTTTAAATGTATCTTTTAACAAAAACAATGCAGCAGCATATGTTCCAAGTCTTGTACCTAATCCTGGAACTTTACCCATTAATCTTTTAATATTAAAAATTAACTTATGTAGAACAGTATATGATGATTTCTCATCAGATGTTTCTATTTTCTTATCTGTTCTAAATCCCTTTTCATCAATAATTCCAAGTTTAAATGCTTCTTGTTTATCAAATGGAGTTACTAACAATTTTATAAATCTATAAGTAACAAACAAGTCAATAACTCTTCCCATTTATATCTTCTCTAAAATTTGTTTTATGTGTTGATCTTCTTCTACTTCTGTCAAATCATACTCATTTATCATATTCAAGTATGAAAGAAATGATTTTAATTGTGGCCAATACTTTCGTTCTGTTTTAAATATTAAAAGTGTAGTTCCAGCATCTACACCAAAAAGATTTGTAATAATGATGATGTGATTGAGAATCAGACGTTCTTTTAAAACGCCTGATTCTTCATATTTTGTAAGCAACCTTTTGATGTAAGTGAATCGTTTCATGTCATCATAAAACTCGGATTCACCTACACATTGAGGATTATCGTAATGCTTTATGGCAAATAAAAGAAAATTCTCATTCGTTATTTGTTGATACATTACCTTCTTCTACATCATCATTTAAAATACTCACATTTTCTTCTTTTACTTGTTCCACTACTTTTTGTTCTTCTTTTTTGGGTGGTGGAACAGGCTTTTCTGCCATTGGCATTCCATTTGCTGCGTATCTCATTTATTCTCCTTATTATGCAATTGTTGCACCTTGAACACCTGTAACAATCCAGTTGGAATTAGTGTACAATAATGTTACAGTTTCACCGACTGCATCAAATGTAATTGATGTTGGAGAAATATTTGCTCCTGACAGCACTGCATTATTTCCTGCAGCTGTCATTGTAACAATTTTAACTTGTCCCTGAGATCCATCAGAAATTGTAAGTGCAAGAACTCCTGAACTTGAATCAACATGAGTAATTGATGTTGTTGCATTTATAGCACCACTAGCAGTAATACTTTGTGGTGTTCCATCTAATCCAATCCATGTTGGAATGTTATTAAAAACATTTCCAACACTAATCTTTTTATTAATTGGACTGCCAGAAGGATCATCAATTACATGCAACAAATCTTCTGCTGCAATCGCATTTCCTAGATCAGTTAATGCTGTTATCTTTTTATCAGCCATTGTTTTCCTTTATAATTTAAACCTTCAACTAAATGCTGCATTCATTGCAGCACTATCGTCTTGCGAAGGAATGTTACTTGCGGGACTCGCATCAAACATATTGATAAACATGTCACATTGTTGAATTGCTCCAGAAAGTGCATAACTCTTTATTGTCAATTGATTTTTCATCTTCTCAACATTTTCAAGTTCTTTCTGAAGCACTTCTTTTTGTTGTTCTATCTGTTCAACACTCAATCCACTAATTAATGATTTATCATTCTTTTTCATTATTTCCTATTTATGCTACCGAAATAGTTTTAACTGTTCCACTTCCGCCTCTACCGATTACATCACCTGCTGCAATAACTTTATCAGAAGCAGTAGCTGTGCCAGTGTCAACAATTGTTCCGCTAATTGTTTGTGCACCAATAGAAAGAGTTTCTGTTTGACTTGGAACTGTAAACGTAAATACTGCCAAATTGGTCTCAGATTGAGCAGAAGCTGTTGCTGTAATATTTCCTGTTGTGGTTCCTGACACTACCAATGTTGCTCCATTGGTAACATCAACCAATTCGTTATAAACCACAACGACTGCCCCTGTGTCACCTTGATCATAGCTTCTATCTTGAAAATGCACAGATGAAATAGTTGCTTCAGCAAGTGCAGCTGCACCACTTAATCCACCGATTGCCACTAAAACTTCATCCCAAAAATCAGTCTTTGCAGCATTCTTATAATGTCTTAAAATCCAACCTCGATTATCAGCAAAACAATGTTGCTTATCTCCTACTTTATTTCCATCAGTAAGCCATTTTGGTTTTGACTCATCTGCTGTTGTAATTCCCCAAAGTGCCATTTGTTTCTCCTTATGTTATAAAACATTTCTTTATATTTATTTGTTTTCAACTCTGACTTGTGACCATGGTTTACCTGTCATTGTCTTACTTTCTTCAGACTTAACACCAAATTTCTTCATATATTTTTTAAGAACTTTTTCCATATCAGGAGTGCCAACACCTCTAAAGGAATCAACATTCTTTCCTTTGTAATAAACATCACCCAAATTACTTTTATCATTATATGTAACATACATATCATCACTTACATGATACATAGTCTTTTGGAAACCAGATGCACCTGATGTTGTAGTTTTAACATCTTTACCCATCATTTTTTTCATTGCTGATTTCATGTCACCTTCTTGAATAGATTTATTTTTTGATTCAGCCACCACACCTTTATTTGAGGATTTACACTTGGGACAAAATCCTTTATTTTTTTTCCAAGCAGCTTCAGTTGAAACTTCATCACATTCAACACATGCGATTTTTTTAACTGCTTCACTAACCATTTCGTTTTTAGCCTTATAATTGGCGTCAACATAATTGAAAAACTTCTTTCTCAATGCATCTGTTTTCAACTCAGATGGTGTACTAATATTAAATTTCTTCATTGCAGCATCAAATACTTTTCTGTATGCAGCAACATTTGTTGATGTATCGGTAGTTTTTGGATTACTGCTGGTTGTATATGCTTCTTCAACTGATTCTTTCTTCTCTCGTTCGGCTTTGGTAATCATAAGTTTAAGTGATTGTGTAGAAGTTCCACTAGGTGCTTTTTTACCAGTTAATTTTTCATACTTATCTACTAGATCTTGATGTCTTACCTTCTTCTCATCAAGTGTATTCTCTTCTTTTTTCATTGGTAGTCCTTTGTGTTTTGTTTTTGCAAAATCTTCTAAATCTTTTTCACTCATTTTCATCATTTCTTTTGCTGGACCTTGTAATTCATCAGGATCCTTTTCACCTCGTTTTGCAGCAAGTGCAATACCAGCAGCTTTCTGTTGTGCAACAGAAACTGATTTTTCTTGAATGTTTTTTACGATGGAGTCTTCAAGACTGCCTTCTTTGATTTCAAAATACCGTGACATATTGTTTTCCTTATTAGCTAATTTTTACATACATTGAATTGTCATCATTAATTTTCATAGATGTAAAGAATCCCCATCTTACAATATTATCAAAATCATTCATAACAAATGCTAATAAAGAAGCTGCAGCAATATATCTTTGTTGCAAAACTTTATCCATTTTATCAAATTCAGGATTCCACAAATTATCATTATCCTTCTTCAAAATTGCATTTTTATATTTACTAAAAATATCTCTTGATTGATTTAACAAAGAAATGCTTGGTTTGATGCTTGTGCCATTTAAAACTTTACCTTTATTATATGCTTGCCAAAGTTTGGCATCAATTGCACCCATTGAAAAATTCTCACCCTTCATTGTGCCTTCTAAATAAAGAGTTGGATTTGTCGCAGCACTTCTTGCATTTGCTTTAAATGTAAATCCAGATTTTGTTTCAATAAATACAGACTTCAAGCTACCAGCAATTACAACACGTTCTAATGAAAAATCATATTCTAGTTTTTTCTGCTTGTATTTAAGAGGATTAATTAGTTCAATTTTTGCTTTACCCTTTGACGCTTTTAACGACAACGGAAGCATAAATCCTGTCAAAAACTTCTTACGAATATAAAAATTCAATTCCGCTAAAGTTTGAATTTTACTTATTTCTGAAGAAAGCACACCAGCAAGACTAACCTCAAAAATCCACAAATCAGCAGGATTCCAATTATCAGAATTGGATGGACCACCAAGTTGCTTAGCTTTTTTATAAATTTGTGAATTTAGTCTATCACCTTGAAATTCAAAAATCAAGTTTTTGCCTTGAAAATGTTTCAATCTTTTATAAACACCCAATTGTAACACAGCACTGTCATAATATTTGGTAGTAAAAACGCTTGGATCAGCACCATAACTAGACAATTGCTCTATCATCTCATCTTCACTAATTTGATTACCTGTTTGTTGATAATGCTTAAAAATTATTAATGAAGCTGCTTCTTTTGCTCTTGTTGTTTTATGTGTATCAGACTTACCGCCTGTACCTGCATGAACAAAGGAATTGTTTATTCCTGATTTACTTCCATTAATTTTAAAAACTTGTTTTCCAGATTTAACATAAATTGCTTCAGATCCAGATCCAATTTCTTCTGCGTCATCAGTAGCATCAGTCAATTCCACAACACCTTTGATTTTATCAGAAATATATGGTAATGCTCTTTTGGATACTTCTATTTTATGTCCGGATCCATATCTTCCATTTACAATACTAGCTTCACTCAAATATTGATAAAATGTTTTCATTTGATATTACCCTTGCTTTCTATCTTGTAATGTATCCAATGTCTGTTGTAGTGCTGCAATTCTTGACTTGACTTGTGCAATTTGTTTGTCTAATTGAATATTTCTGTTATCTGCTTTTGGATCTTCTTCTTCTGTCACAGTACCTTCGGATTCCATGTAATCTCTCACACTATCCAAATAGTCAACACTTTTTGTAATTTTGGATTGCACCCATTCTGGAAGGTTGGTATCATCCTTGATAATATTCATGAGAGAATCGATGGCGCTCTGAGCAGTTTTCAGCTGACTAATTGCCATTGAACCTTCTCCATCATACTCGTCTTTTTTTGATGGATCAAGTTTTTCTTTAATGCTTATTTCGTTTTCATGAACTTGTCTCATGAGTTCATACATCGGTGTATATTTCACCATTCTTGTTTTTCCTCTATTTCTAAAATGAGTTCACCCTGTCCCTTGATAATACGATGATAATCCATTTCTGGAATTACATAATATTTACCCTTCTCTAGTTCAGTTGGCAATTCATTATCAAATTGTAGTTTCCATCCCTTACCTTTAAGTACATGAATGAAACGCTCTCTTTTATCTCTGTGCCAAACTAACTCTTCTTCTTTTACCTTTTCATCAAATATTCTTAAAAAATGATTTGTATTGAATCTGTCAATGTGTAATTGTGCGTACGGTTGCATATGTCCTTTACCAGAAAAAATTTCCGCCTCCTGAAAGTCCTAGTTGTTTAGCATAACGAGGAAGATTACATGCCCAATAAGCAGCAGTTGTTCTATCTTTTTGCTGTGCACATTTATGCCTTGCAGCAAAACTTTTTCTTGCTTCTGGATCATCAATTTTTACCTTTAATCCAGTTGTGTCCCCCCATGTGACTTTTTTAACATTACCAGTTTTAGGATCCTTGACATACACATAGTATTTCTTTGGTCCGCCTTTTTTGGGTTTATTCAATTCAACATCTTTTTCTTCTTCTATCATTGGACAATCTAGTGGTACATGATTTCCATCATACATAGCAAATTCACCAATATCTGTTTCAAGAATTTCAATATCCTCTTCTGTCAAATCATCAAGAAAATTGTTTTGATACAATTCTCTCAACTCACGAAATTGTTCAAAATACTTTTCAGAACCTACTCGATAAAGATTAGATTCAATCACAAAAGATTCAATATTTAATGATTCTGATTTGCCACTATGCTGTTTCCACAAATCAGCATCAGCTGTTGTTCTTGTTTTACCGCCAGAAATAAAACTATTTACTCTCGCATGCCCCCATTGTTCTGGAGTTGTTCCTGGACGATGCCCAGTTCTCCATGCGGCAACACCTCTTTTGTATACTTGTTTGAGAATTCCAACTGAAATACCAGATGCTTTGGCTTTCTTTTCTAATGAAGTATCAGCTTTACCTTCATCATATAATTCTGGATATTTTTTCTTGACTGCTTTTGTATATTTGGAAGGTTTAGTCTCTGCGGATTTGTCTCCAGGAGCAGGTTTGTACGCAGAAGGATCATTGTCATCTTTCTTTGCACCTTTTTCAAAATGTCGTGCTCTTGCTGCTTTGGTGGATTTTGACATTTCATCACCTTCAGCATCTTTGGCATAATATTTTGCAGGCTGTGTTCCTTCTCTGTCCTTAATTTCAGGATCCTGTTTTACCTCAAATAACCAGTTCTTATGAATAGTTCCATCAGCTTCCGCAAATACCAAATAATTTGTTCCTCTTCTGACTACTTTTCCATATGCTCCAGTATTAATATCTTCAACAATATCTCCGATATTAAAAATCTTTCCATTCACATATGCATCTCTTAGTTTAT